AAATGACACCAGAACGATTATCAGCATGGAGAATTTTTCCTAGACTATTAATTACTTTATACGGAATAGCATTCTGGCGTACAACCGAATGGTTTATGCAATTACCTGATCCTACAAATGCACAATCAGCTTTTGTATCTGTTATTGTAGGTGCCGGTGCTGCATGGTTTGGTTTATATGTAGGAGGAACACGACTACCAACACAAAGGAAAAAAGACGATGCTTAAATATATTGCTTCCATACCTGTAGTATTATCTTTGCTTGCAGGGGCATATGGTGGAATTAACTACATAAATAAATTAAATAATACAATTGATGATAATGAAGATGCAATCGCACTTCTTCAATTAGAAATAGATAATATACATCAGATTTATAATGAGCGTACATCAAGAAATTCAAACAATTATACTGAAGCCAGGGAGGAGCTCGTTCGTGAAATGACCGACATGGTGACATGGGTAGGGCGTATCGAGGCGAAGCTTCAAGCTATAGAAAAGTTAATGTATGAAACAGCAAGTGATGCAGAAATGCGTGCATTAGAAGAACAAGTACGAACTAATATTGATTCAATTAGACAATTTAAATATGACTTAAAGGATATGAATAATTTAATTACTGGTGGATATTAATGAAAAACGAAAGAATATTCTTAATTGTTCTAATGCTTTTAATAATTGTGTGTTGTTTATTTAGTTATAAAGCTCAAAGGAAGAAATGATTATCTCTATAGTAATTCTTGTAGAAAGAGGCCGTGTAGAATTATACACCGAAATAGATCGTTATGACTATGACAGACGAATGGATAGTGACAGCGATTACTTTGCAGATTCAGGAAAAATTGGTATTCGTTTTAGTTGGCCTTTACAAAGCACATGTAACAATGAACAAATTGAATTAATGCAAGAAAATAATCGTCTTATGCAGGAGTTAGAGCTGCTTCGCACTTGCGGAAAATATAAAGACCTTCAACTAGGAGATCAATTTGCTGCTGTACGAGAGATGTGTAAAGGTGTAAAAAAGAAAGTACAATGAAATTAANCGATAACACCAGTGTAGCTATGCCTATTCGAAATCTGCTGAGTATTATAGCAGCGGTAGCACTGGGAGTTTGGGCTTATTTTGGAGTGGTATCAAGAATTACAACCATAGAAACTTCTTTAATTTTAGCTGAAAAAGATTTAGAAAAGAATACCGAGTTTCGTATAAAATGGCCTCGTGGTGAAATGGGCCAACTGCCCGCCGATAATGAGCAGTACATGCTACTGGAGTTTATGGCGGAACAGGTTGAGTCTATACAAAAGGAAATGGAGTCTATGATGAGTAATACTGTTAATATAAATTTTTTAAAAGATCAGGTAAGTAAGTTACAAGAAGATGTTGAATCATTAAAAGATAAAGTGAGGCAAAATAAAAATGGTCATTGAGTATGTATTTGCTTTATGTATGTTTGTTAATGGTTCATTAGATGGGCATATGATAACAGAGGGTTTATCAAAATGCTTGAAAACTAAAAGGGAAGCCGAGAGGAATTTATCTGATAATAGAGAAAATGTTATTCGTTATGAGTGTGGTCGTGTAAAAGCAGAGCTTAGACCAGATGCAGAAGGTAACATGAAAATATATAAAATTATTGAAGATAAGTACGGCGAGTAATGGAACCTGTATCTATATTTTTAACTTGCTATACTATTTTATGGGTAGTGGGAATACTATCTTAAGACAAGAAATAATAGATGATGTTAGGTTATGGTCTAAACATTATTTAGAAATACCTAATCTTCATTTAGGTGGAGTGCCTGCATGTCCGTTTGCTAAAAAAGCATGGTTAGATAAAAAAGTGTGGGTATCTGTTAAAAGTAAAGGAAGTAGATATAAAGTAGAATTAAATAGTTGTCTTAAAAATCTTGATTTTTCTGTATCTGAAATATTAATTTTTTGTGATCCTTATTATAGTTACTCTTCCAATGACTTACATTTTGTGACAGAAGAATATAATGATTATTATAATAAGGAAGATATGTACTTTATGAGCTTTCATCCTAATAATCCTGCAACGGCAGAAGATCAAGAATTTTTAGTAGCTCCTGGAGGAGAGATTCCTAAGGTAGAAAGTAATCTTAAGTATTCCATGATGCTAGTACAAAAGTTCTCGCAATTACAGCAAGCTTCTGATAAATTAAAAAAACAAGGTTATTATAAGCAATGGCCTGACGAGTACTATCAAGACGTTGTGGTATCTCGTGCTAATAAATATAAAAAGATCAATGGAGGTCTATCATGATAGGGTAAAAAGAAAACAGACAAAAATGCGAGGTGGCGGTATGATAGGGTAAAAAGAAAACTGACTAAAATGCGTGGTGGCGGAAAAGTTAAGAAAATGAATATGGGTGGTCGTACAGGCGACATGATGTATTCAAGAGGTTATGGTGTTGATGAAAGATCAAAACGTATGCCTACTATGTTAATGGATCGTGGACCATCTGGAATGAAACGCGGTGGCCGTGTCGGTAAAAAAGAACAAGGTTATAAAGATCGTAAAGATGAATCTATTGCAATGCGTATAAGAAAAAAACGTACTCCTAAACAATTAAAAGCAAGCAGAGATGAATCTTATGGTAAATTTGGTCGTGGTAAAGGTAAAGGTGTTATTAATAAACGTGGAGGCGGTATAGCAAAACGTGGCTTTGGTAAATCTGGTAAGTAATTTTAATGCCTTCATATGCGAGCACAGCTAACTTTGATCTTTCTATTGACGAAATAGTAGAAGAAGCTTTTGAACGATGCGGTTTACAGGATCGAACAGGATACCAGTTAAAAACCGCACGTCGTTCATTAAATCTTTTATTAGCAGAATGGTCTAATAGAGGACTTAATCTTTGGACTATAAAGAAACAAACTGCTTCTTTAACAGCTAATACTACTAGTCTTTCTGGAACTGATTTATATGGTTCAGGAGCTAATGCTGCTTCTGAAATTGTAGACATTACGGATTTAGTTATAAGAGATGCTAATAATAATGAGTATTCTACTACCCCTATTAGTCGTTCTACTTATTTAAATTATACAGTTAAAACAACAAGCGGAAGACCATCTCAATTTTATTTTGAAAAAACAATTAATCCTACTTTATACTTATACCCTGCAGCGGATCAAGCTTATACTGTGGTATTTTATGCTATGTTAAGAATGAAAGATTCTGGAGCTTATACTAATAATAATGAAGTTCCTTTTTCATTTTTACCCTGTCTTACAGCAGGTCTAGCATATTACTTAGCTTTAAAATATGCTCCTGATAGAACTCAAATTTTAAAATTAGTTTACGAAGAAGAATTTAAAAGAGCAGCAGATACCAATAGAGGAAATGTTAGCTCTCATTTTGTTCCTTATATAGGTGTTACAGCAGGGAGCTATTAATGGGAAGATATGCATCAGGTAAATTTGCAAAAAGAATTTCTGATAGATCAGGAATGGCATTTCCTTATAATGAAATGGTGCAAGAATGGACGGGATCTTGGGTTCATGTTTCTGAATTTGAGCCTAAACAACCACAATTAGATCCACAATATCATCCTACTGATCCTCAATCTTTACAACATCCTAGGCCTCAAATAGCGGATTCCAATGTTTATGTAGGTGATAATGCGGTTAGAAGAGCTACAGGAAATGTTGTTCTTTCTCCTAGTGGAAATGTTTTTGACGGAACAGGAGATGGTCAAGCTGTTAATTCTTTTCAAACATTATTAGAACCTGTTACCAATTATTATGCTAACGGCGTTGCTTATGCAGATACTCAAAGAAGTATGATGCCTCTTAGTGTGCAACAACCTCAACAAAGGACACAGTTGTTATCTAGAGTTGGAAATGTTACAGTAAGCACATCATGACCGACTATTCAGATTTAAATGATAATGTAAGAAATTACACAGAAACAGATACTAATGTTTTATCTGATTCTATTATTCAACCTTTTATTAAATCTATAGAAGATCAAATAATGAGAACGGTAGATCTTAATTACTACCGTAAATATGATTATGCTACATTGACAGTAGGAAATCCTTTTGTGCCTCTTCCTAGTGATTGGCAGGCTACCCGGTACATACAAATTTATGATGCTTCTTCTAGTGATCCTGATAGAACTTTCTTGCTACAAAAAGATATTTCGTTTATGAATGAATACTGGCCAGATAGAACGGCGAATGCTACCCCCAAGTACTATGCTATGTGGGATCAAGATACGCACTACTTAGCGCCAACTCCCGATGCTGCTCTTACGGCAGATATCGCATACACGTACAAGCCTGATGGTTTATCGAGTACACAAACATCTACTTGGTTAAGTCAAAATGCTCCCAACGTGCTATTATATGGTTGTATTTTACAAGCTCTTGGATACTTGAAAGGTCCAGCAGATATGATACAATATTATGATAAAATGTTTAACGAGTCTGTGCAGGCTCTTGCCACATATGAGATGGGGCGTGACCGCAGAGACGAATTTCGAGATGGCGTTATTCGTATCCCTCTCGAGTCAAAGAACCCATAGGAGGTCAACATGGCAATAACTCAAGCTGTTTGTAACAGTTTTAAAGTGGAGATTCTGAAAGGCTTNCANAATTTTACNGCNACGACAGGGAACACTTTTAAATTAGCGCTTTATGATTCAGAAGCAACTTTAAGTAAATCAACAACAGTATTTCAACAAACTGATGAAGTAGGAGCTTCAGGCACTTACGCTGAAGGAGGAGGAGCATTAACTTCCGTAACACCAGTATTATCTGGCGATACGGCTGTATGTGATTTTCAACCTGATTTATCGTTTACGAGTGCAACAATTTCTGCACAAGCTGCTGTAATTTATAATAGTTCAACAGTAACAGGATTAACTACGAATGCTGCTGTTTGTGTTTTAGATTTTGGTGGAGTTAAATCTTCATCTGCTGGAACATTTACAATTACATTCCCTGCTGCTGAAG